GGCGTATGCCATCTGCCGAGCGTGCATCGAGGTGATCCTGCAGCTCGTAGATGAGGACGATGACTAGGCCGCCTTCGGGCGGCTAATCTCCCCTGGCTGACCTCCTCCAGCCAGGGGAGGACCACCCTCTTGACAAGCCGTGACGTCACGCTCTACCATCGTGACATCGGGGAGGAACCAGCCAGATGGCTGATCCCGATGAGGAGGTCAAGGTGAACAAGAACTTCGGCTGGGTCAGCCGCAGCGAGCGCAAGGGACACGCCGTCTTCGTGGTCGGCGATCCTACCTCGACCGAACTTCCATCGCTCATCTTTGAGCTGGGCGTTCGTCCGAAGCGCAATGAGAAGCCAGTTGCAGAACACGCGCCAATCGCGTGGAGCGAGATCGCTCGCATCTCTGCCGGCGAAACAACATTGGAGCAGTTGAAGGAGGCAGCAAAGTGAAGGCAATGATTCTGGACTCACTCGCGGTCGCATCGTTCATCGCAGCAATGGTGCTGCTGTTGGCGCTGGGGTCAATGCGATGAGGCTGAACCGAAAGACGCAGCCACTGGTCTACAAGCGAGTGGCAATCCGCACGACGCTGCTGGATGAGCAAAAGCGCAGCGATCAGCAGCTTGACATTGCCATTGGCATCCTCGGAGCGACGCTTCTGGTGATGGTCTTCGTGGTGCTTGGCTGATGGCTGTGTACGAGTACCGCTGTGGCTCGTGCGGCGCGCGTGAGGAACACACGCACTCAATGACTGAGGTCTACAACCCGCGCTGCGAGAAGTGCGGCCGCTGGATGCGGATGGTCTACACGCCAGCCGCAGTGGTCTTCACCGGCGAGGGCTGGGCAAAGAAAGATCGAGCAAAGAAGGAGGGCAAGTGATCAAGTGGAAGTGCGTCCTCTGCGACGCCAAGTGTGAAACCGAGGTCAAGCCTGGTCTTGGGCAGCGGCTCTGCAAGCCGTGCCTTCTCAGGCACTATCAGACGCTCGTGCAAATCTACAAGCCTGAAGGCGGCGTAAGACTTGAAGAAGCAAAGCGCCTGCTTGAAGGAGCAAAGAAGGAGGCAAAGGCGTGAGCAAGCAATACGAGTTCGTCAAGGCAGAGCAGCGCAGTCCTGAGTGGTTCGCACTTCGGGCGGACGGCATCACGGCGACCGACGTCTCGGTCATCGCAGGGCTGAACCCCTATAAAACTCCCTTCCAGCTTTGGGCGGAGAAGCTAGGGAAGTATCAGCCTGACCCAGTTGGACCAGCAGCAGTGCGCGGCATTCTGCTGGAGAACACGGTCGCAGAGTTCTACGAGATGGAGACTGGCCGCGAGTTGCGCCGCAGCAACGGCATTGTCCGACTCAAGGAGATGCCGTGGGCAATGGCGTCACTTGACCGAACCATCGTTGGCGAGGAGGGCTTGGTGGAAATCAAGACCAGCACCTCACCGCGCTGGAGTCTGCACCCAGTCCCGCCAGAGGTGGTGGCTCAGGTGCAGTGGCAGATGTTCGTGACGGCCGCACCGTGGTGCGACATCGCAGTCCTGCTCGGTGGTCTCGTCTTCCGCATCGAGCGGGTTGAGGCTGACGTGAACTATCAGACGCAGCTCTACGCGAAGGCAGTGGAGTTCCGCAACGCGCTTGCAACCCAGACGCCGCCAACCTTGCAGGGCGAGGACAGCGACGCGCTGGCGCAGGTGGTGCCGCAAACCAGCGAGGACTACGCGCAGGCTGACACCTCGCTTGACCGGCTGGCTGGGCTTTATGCGGAAAAGCAGTACGAGTCAAAGTTGCTGGACCAAGAACTCCAGAACCTCGCCATCGGTCTCAAGGAGTCCATCGGCGAGAAGGTCGGCATCGTTGGTCAAGGGTGGTCAGCCACCTGGAAGCAGAACAAGGCGTCGGTCAAAACGGACTGGGAGAAAGTTGCAGAGACCCTGCAAGCAGTCGCGCCAGACACCTACGCCGAAGCGGTCAAGCGCCTCACCCAAGAGAAAGCAGGCGCACGAGTGTTCAGGTTTAGAACAGAGGAGGTGGACAAGTGAGCAAGACCGCAGCGCAAATCGCAACAGAGCTAGAGGCTCCGTTCAGCGACAAGGATCTCAAGCATCGCCCTGGACGAGCAGGGATGACTTTCACGTATGTGGACGCTAGGGCCGTAGCCCAGCGCCTCACCGATGTGCTGACCATCGGTGGATGGCAGTTCAAGAACAAGCCGGTTGACCTCGCAAAAGGCGTGGTTCAGGGCAAGCTGAAGATTCTTGTCGAGGGCGTCTGGTTGACGCACGAGGACAACGGCTACCCCAACTCTGCTCAGGATGACGAGCCGCTTAAGTCCGCAGCTTCTGACGCGCTCCGCAGGTGCGCGGCTCAGGTTGGTGTGGGTAGGAGCCTCTATTCACCAGAGAAGGGTATCCAAGTACCACCTCGCGGGGTTGCGCCTCGCTCCGTGGCTCCTACAGGGGTCTCCGTTGATTCTACGAGGGCATCTGACGACGACATCCTTGCAGCAAAGGCGGCGATCCTGTTCGCGCAGGGCGTGGACGATGACCGCTGCTCACACGGCGAGTTGTGGACGCTGAAGCCAGCAGGCATCAGCAAGGTCAGTGGCAAGCCTTACGAAGCGTTCTGGGCGGCGAGCCACAAGGCACCTGACGGCTCGTATTGCCGAGAGAAGCCGAGCGCCAAGTTCCTGACGGCGAAGAAGTCTGCGGAGCGAGCACCCAAACTCGTGCCAGAGGATTCGCTTGAAGAGTTGCCGTTCTAACGGCTGAGAGGAGGACGAAATGAGTCTATGGATCAAGTGGTCAGCAGGAGCGCACCGAGATGCGGTGATCGCCAGCCTGACTGACACGCAGTTCCGAGCGTTTATCACCATCCTTGAAGTGGCGAAGGAGATGCGGAAGGGAGGCGAGTTCCGCGACCGGACACACCTCGCCGCAATCATCGGGCCGAGGCTTGGTCGCGCAGTGCCTCGACTCATTGCCGAGGGCTTGCTGGACGTGTCTGGAGGCGGTGTCGTGGCAGTCTCGAACTGGTCTCGATGGCAGGTCGACCCGACGTCGGCTCAACGTCAACAGCGCGCTCGTGCTCAAAAAGACCCTGTGTCACGGTTTGGTCACGCTATAGAGCAGAGCAGAGAGAGAGCAGAGAGAGAGAAGAGAGAGACTCTTACTAAACGACCCGCAAGTTTGCGAGAGATTCTTGGAGGACAAGGATGACTGAGCAAGAGCTACTAGATCACCTCAAGAGCACGAGCGTGCCTCACCTTGAGCGGATGGAGTACGGCTTCAGCCACTGGGACTGCACGGCGTGGTACGGCCTTCCCTTTGCACGAGTGGACTTTATCTTGGAGTTGAAGTGCCGAGAGGCGCACTACCCAGAGATGCTCATTGAGCAGGCGAAGTACGACTGGCTGATCGAGGAGGCAGGGAAGCGGTCAGCGCGACCTGCGTACATCAACAGCACGCCAGCGGGCATCTTCGCTTGGGACCTGTACCGCGTGAAGGAGCCGAGCTGGGAGCCTCGCCTGATGCCAGCGACGACGCAGTTTGAGAACACGGAGGAGGTCGTCAAGGTGGTTGGCTTCCTGCCGGTCGTAGAAGCGATGAGGCTGCCGTGAGGTCGGTGGCAATCCTCGGACCGCAGGGTGCGGGGAAGTCCAGCATTGCGGCGCTCTTCGGTGAGCATCGGGGCTACCAGCGGCACGGCATCGCTGACGCGATCAAGCACCTTGCCAACTCGCTTTACCCAGGAGTGGGCAAGGATGATCTGGTCACCGTCTATCGGTACGACGGAGTTCACGAGATCACTGGCCGCGAGCTGCTTCAGGACATTGGCGCGGCCATCAGGGAACGAGTTGATAGACACGGCTGGCTGCGTGCTTGGGAGCAAGACTTCCTTGAGATTGAACGTCTGGGCTACGGCGTGGTCATAGACGACGTGCGTCTGCCGGAGGAGGTGGACTACCTCAGGATGGTGGACCCACAGATCTTCATCGTGCGCCTCACGGCTGACCACGAGGTCAGGGAGCGCAGGATGGGTGGGCAACTGCTCGGCAAGAAGGACATCACAGAAATGGGCTGGACAGCAGCCGAGTTTGACCTTACGGTGGACACCTCGGACATCTCGCCAGAAGAAGCGTATCGTCAGATCACTGACGCGATGGAGGAGGTTGTATGAACGAGCTTGAAGTGCTGGCCGCACAGGTTGGCTATCGAGTCCAGGACTGCCTTCAGATTGACGGCGTTTGGACGGTCATCCTTGACGACGAGGATGGCGAGATCACTTCCACCGGCGCAACCGCGCAGGAGGCGATTGAAAAGATGGTCGCTCGTCTGGTCACGACCCTGAACGGAGTCGGGCATTGAGCGGCTGGGACAGTCTCGGCGTCTTTATCGCTGGGCTGAACCTGATGCTCGCCTTCCTGATCGCGGCGACTCTGCCGAAGGTGAGTAAGAACGGCGGCGGTGGAGCCGCTACCATCTACCTCATCGTGGCGATTGCCACCGTGGTCTGGATCGCAAGGAGCACAATGTGGCAGCAGTAAAAGCGCAGCGAGGTGGACCGCGCAAGGAGCCTGTCTTCAGGCTGACCTCGTGCGGCTCCTGCGCTGGCGTGCTCAACACGCTGAAGGAGTCGTGGCGCGTCAAGGTGATCACCTTTGTCGCCAACAAGCGGCACACCCGCTTCGCCTGGTACCACAGGAGCTGCGTGAAGTGAACCGCATCGAGCGGAAGGC